GTGCGCGATACACAGCCGGCAGCTGGCTCCATCCGGGGGCTGCCATCAGGTTCACGATAGCGCCGAACTGAGGATAGATCAGATCTGCTGCCTGCAGTCCGGTATACACGCCTGCATCAGTCTTAGATCCGATGATATCGTCCACGGTGATATCGGATACATCGATCTCGTTGTAGGTAGCTGTGATAGCTCCACTCAGAGGGTTATCAGGATCCAGAGATACGATGGTAACCTTGTGAGAGGTGAAACCATAAGTTACAGCATAGTCCGTTCCTTCTGCCTTGCCAGCGATTGCAAGGGTATCCAGGATGATATCCTCACTGGTGAAGCTTGCCTTACCGTTAACAAAGTTGAGAGAGACGGTCTTGGCAGCAGGCTTACGGTGAGTAGTAGGGTTAAGTACATTGATCACGAAGATCGGGCCTACATTGTCGCCGTTGTTAAAGTGTGCAGCCACAGCCTCACAGAGGGTGTACTTGCTCCAGTCAGAAGCGTCGCCGATCTTAGTCTGCGCGTCCAGGTAGTTGTTGATCTTGATCGGGGTATTGATCACCCCGGCAGTGGCATAACCGCGGATCAGGTTGACCGGGGCGGTGCCGACATACAATGCTACCGTGGAGGCTTCTGCGGTGGCCTGTACCACACTGTCAGCCAGGTGGCCGTAAGTTCCATACAGATACTCAGCCATTATTCCTTCCTCCTTCAAAGATATTGGTTGATTTCTTCGTTAAGCCGGCGCAAAGAGCACCGCACCTTAAACTTCAAATACGCGTACCAAAACGGGTGATAGTCCAGAACAGTGGTATCCTCTTCCCGATACGGCCCGAACTCCATACCCGCCCACTGCATAACCTCCACATTCTGGCCCATATAGGTCGTGGATTGTACAGCGGCAGCAGTCTTATCTACGAAGTTCCAAAGCTCACGCCAGCCCTCATAGTCAGGTCTGAACTCCGGGATCTCTCCCTCTCCCGGCTCATATTCTGCCGGTATGATCCAGTCATCCTCATAGGTGCCGGGAGCCCAGCCGGAGAAGTTAAGCGTGATACTTACCTCCCGGTTCTCCGGGTCGTCATTACCGTACTCGAGCTGCACAGTAACAGAGGGAACATTCGTCTTAACCTTAGGGGGCAGCTTATCACGGGTAGGCAGGTACAACGGAAAAGCGTGTGGATGCACCATTGTGTACTCATAATGCTTATTAGTAGCCTTTCCATCTTCCGACGGAAGCCGCATAAGCACATCCTGGCACACATTGGCGTTAAGCCATTCCACTATATTGTCTACAATTCCCACGATTGTCATTACCAAACCTCCGGCAGACTCATTGTTACCCTCGTTACGCCCATCTCGTCCAGCCACCTCTCCACGGTGTAGGCCACATTATCGACATAGATAGCTTCTCCGCGCATCTTGCGACCGCTCAGCTCCTCCGTCTTCGCATACATGACCTTGACCGACTTGGAGAGGGTTACCTCATCGTCCTTCGCCTCGATCTGCTCATCCTCCAGCACGACCACGATCTCCTCGCCGTCTACATCGTGCTTCTCCCCGAACTCGTCCAGGTTTAAGAACACCGCTCTATCCTTTTCTACCAGTGCTTTGAATACGCTCATACAGGATCCTCAGCTCCGATCTGGGGCGCTGCCTCGGCATCGTCTTTTTCCAGCAGCTTAATAAGCGCCTCGCGGTTCTTATTTTTGGAGTTGATACCGCGGCTCTTGGCCTCAGCTCTGAGCTCGTTCATGCTCAGGGTGCTGTAGTCTGCTCCGCTTATCTGCTCCTCTTCCTGCTGCTCAGCCTCAGCCTCCTCCTCGACCACCGGAGCCGGTGCTGCAGGTGCATAAGCATCTACAGCCACCAGGACACCGTTATGGATCTGGATCTTGGCTACGCTGTCCGATACCTCAAACGGCGCGTCTCCGGCTCTCTTCGCGTCCACGCAGTGTAAGCGCTCATTGTACGCTCCGAACACGCCGGGAAAGTTGTCGTTAACTCGTACCAGCATAAGCCCACCTCCTTAGGTCAGCACATTAGCACTGATAGCGCTACCCAGGATCTTAGGCATTACCAGAGGTCTGGACTGCTGGATCAGGGTACGAACGGAGGTCTTCTCATCGGTAATGATGTGAGGTACACGCTTCTCAGCGTAAGTCACGAACTCACCGTTCTCGATCTGAGTGATAGCACCATAAGCGGTACGGCCCATACCAGGAGCGGTCATGATCGCATAGTTGGTGGGGATGAAGTCCTCCATCGTGTAAACGAGAGGGCTGCCGCTCTTAGCTTCGCTGCGATACTGACGGCTGTAGCAGAACACATTGATCAGGTGACCCTTGATGTTCAGCACGGCGATCAGAACAGAGCCATCTGCCTGCTCCTGAGGGTTAAGCTCCTGAGCCAGTACAAAGCGTCTGTTATCCAGCAGCGCAAGGATAGTAGTATCGCTGAGCATTACATCAGCTACTGCTCCGCTGACGATCAGGTCGGAAGCAGGAAGGCCGCGCTTGATCAGCATGTTAGCCATAGCAGCGATATCGGCCACGATGTTACCGCCGTTATCCCACTTGGTAGCAGGTGTGTAGGTATAAGGGTTGGATCCGCCCTCGTAGAACACCAGAGTCTTGGGCTCATACTCGGTAGCGTCGCCATACTTGTCGGCATACTGCTTGATGGTGTATCCACCATTCAGAAGGACCTGAGCAGCCATGTACTCTTCACGGTTATCGATCAGAGTGTTCAGATCTGCGATGTCCTGTGCCAGGAACTTAGCCTCACGCTCCTGAGGGGTTACACGAGAGAATACCTGCTCGCCTGCCTGCCTCTTCTGGAGCTGTGCAGCGGTGATAGTGCGTGCCGGAGCGATAAGCGCCGGTGCAAAAGTGTGTGTCTTGTAGCCACCACGCTCCACCTGGATACCGCCTTTCTCAGGCAGTACAGCGGGTGCAAGGGTAGCGTTTGTCTCGTCCTTGAAGTCTACGATCACGTCTTCGGAAGTGAAGATATCCCCGTCAGTGGTGGGGAAATAGCGATCACGCAGGAACGTAGACTTCGGCTTTACAGCTTCCTGCAAAGCTAACATGCTATGAGTGTCATACAGATTGATAGCCATGTCCTTTTATCCTCCTCTCTTGTTATGCCGGATCTACTTCGACGCTGGTAGCCAGATAGATACCCGCGTTCTTAAGATCCGCGATGTCATCAGCGTCAAGGGTGTAGCCAGTGCCCGCCACAATGTCACGGGAGTTAAACTCACCGCTGTTGTAAGCGCGTGCTACTGCATCAGCGCTGGTAGCGTCAACGTCATCCGCCAGGACGAGTTCGCAGGTGCCGTACTTAACGGGCGGAGTTGCTCCGTCGTCAGCGGCTGCTACATACTTGCCGTTGCTCTTACGCATAAGAACCGTACCGCGGGTAAGCTCGCCCTCGCCGCTTGCGATAACGCAAGTCTGAACTGTGACGGGGTGAGAGTTGGACGCGATCAGGTTATCCATTACTGCTGTTTCGATAACTGCCATCTTACTTTCCCTCCTTAATTTTGTTGACCAGAGCTTCGAGCTCTGCTTCGTCCTGCGCCACGGTATCTTCCATACCGCTATTGGCGTTTACTACTACATCCTCGGCCGGCTTCGTTTCCTCTGCCCTTGCGGCAAGAAAAGCGTCACCCTTGGCCTGCTGGTTCTGCATCGCGATCAAAGCCAGCTGAGCTGCTTCCATAGGCTCGTCATACTTCGCCTTGTTAACAAGCTCAGGGTCGCCAACCGCCAGAGCGATGGAGTCGATGTCTCTCATGCGCTTGCGGTCGGCTTCCAGCGCGTTCTTCACGGCCTCGCCGTTTGCCGCGACAGCGGTAGCGGTTGCCTCGCTTCTGATCTGCTCAACCAGTTCGGGGTTAGCCGCTTCCAGATCCTGTACTGTCATAGCCTTACTCCTCCCTTCTTCGTTTTTGTCTATATCCATATCAAGCGATCCTTCCTTCTCGCGTGATAACTTAACTGTCCCGCTTACCGGCATTTCCGGCATCGGGATCCCGCGCATATTCTGAGGCACTCCGTTCACCAGGAGCAT